GTAGGGGTCTCCCCCCGGCCATCATATTCCCTCCCGCGCAGTGGCGCAGCAAACACGCTATTTACAGCTCTATACAGTTGGTGTTCAAGGGGTCGCAGATAGCGACCCACGCACACGTTATACCTAGGATCCCGCGGTTGGATCAATCGGGGTGCTTTGGATACCTGGCATTTCTCTGCCTTCACAAATGCTTTGATTCGCGAATCTCTACGACTTAATGCCTTAACGTAAAGTGAATCCGCTGCTTGTTGGTAGATCTGTCTCTTGCGACCCCTGTATGTATCAACAAATTCTTGTCGAGTGACAGGGGTGGTCGATGGAGATTTTCTGGCCAGCAAGCGAGCGAACCTCGCGAGTCGCCTGCCGAACACACCCTCCAATGGGGGTGGGGGCCGTTCGAAACCATGGCCCCTGTCGACATAAAACACTCTCTCCTTAAGCGCCCTAACGGTATTGGTGATGTCTGCGTTATGAACACCCAATCCCAAGGTGTCGGTGAGTCCAGATAGGACCCTCACCACCCTAACCTTGGGGGCCACCCCAACCCGCCTTGTCACTACCAATCTGCCGGGGTTTGGAGCTGTTGAGGGTGCAGTTGTCACACCCTCCAACAGGTCCATCCTCACCGGCAGTGACGGCGGGCTGGGGCACCGTTACCTATCCCACTCCAAGCTAGGCCCCTCGCGTGTTGCGGGGGCACATAGCTTGGTGCGATGGTGCACTTGGTTTCTCAATGCATCCATCCAGGTCCAGTACTTACGGTAGCCCTTGGCATATCTATGATGCCGATTTCGTATGAATTCGGTATTACGCACATACTTAGCCTCGAGCTCGTAGCGGTCAGGCACGAAAACTAGTTCCGTGCAGATGGGGAGGTAGTGATGGATGTGCGATGGTCGCATGCGCCGTTCAACAAACATATCACGAAGATACCTGTGAACTACGCGACGATTCGCAGGTTCATCTACCAGTTGCCCAAATTCCGCCTTCGCGGCTCGAACCGCTGCCGCCACAAACCGACCCCTGGGGACGATAACGTCCTGGGGCTCCCCTTCCCCACCAGCCAAGGCATTACCCACTTCGTCCTCACCCGTGTCAACCTCTACTTGCAATGTTTCAGCTGCTCTCTCTGAAACGGGATCCCGCACATTGTGCTTAAACAACAGTCCTAGGGCGACCGACCCTAGGACTGTTCCTGCATGTAATGCAAATGCGATTTCAAGTAGGGGCATCGTAGCTCCTAGACACTGGTGTACTATTCATGAGTGTTGCCACGAGTGGCGAGGGGGATTGCCCCGTATAAGCTTCCGGCAAGCCGGTACAATGATCCGTGTTCAACGGTTTCTCACCCTACCTATCCACGATGTTGTGGATAAGTTTGCGTTACATCCGCGCCATTCCCGTAGGACGAGCTTGGATCGATGCGACTCCCACCGAGGCGAACTCAGTGGGCGCCATGCAAGATCAAGCTCCACATCGGGACGTTTGAG